GTTTTATTCAACAGAATTTTAAAACCAATTAGTTTAGCTTTAGTTTTTTTATCCATATTTCAATTCCCTTAAATTCTTTTCATAGTTATCTCGCAGTGTATACATTTGTTTCAAGCGAGGTGCATTCTTTCTTTCAGTCATTATATCAAACTGTAATGCTAATATTCCTCTGTTGACATTTAAAATTTTCTCTTCGAGAATCTTTACATTGTCAGTTAATGTATCAGCATCTAGATTAACTATGTTGTCTGTATTAATAATACTCATTTCAGGAACTCATCAATTAGATTCCTAAGTGCTACAAGATGTAGCTTGGATGCGAAGTTGTCACCACCCATTACTGTTCTTGTTTCCATGTTCTTTACTATCTCTTTTAACTTATCTGTTCTGAATACCAAACTACAAACCAGTTCATTATCTTTAACAAGATTCTGAACCCATAGTTCTGCTTCTGTTGAAGCCAGACCAGAGGGTTTTCCATAACTCTCTACCTCTATACATATGTTGCCTGTATTCGACCATTGGTCACGTTCAGTCTTTACTTCACAAGTCTTAGCACCTGAAAACATCTCATCAATGTGCTTTTCCCATACTTGTCCGAACTCTAAATCAACATCAAACTTTCTTAACTCGTTTATGTTACTGCTATTATTCAGCCCCACACTGTTCTCCCGTTAGTTCAACAACTACAAAATTATGTTCGTCTATACCGCCGAACTCTGTAGTAAACCCTTTAACACAGGTATAGTCATCATCAACTATTATACCATACTCTACTAGAGCATCCATTAAAAACTTATGTAATGGAAAGGTATAGTTGTCGATGTCTTTCTTTCTCTTTCCTTTAAAGTATATCTTATACTTAGGAAAGATAGTTTTATATTTGGGTAATGTTCCCGCCCATTCTTTAACCTCTTTATGATAATCCTGCTTTACTTTATTCAAGGATTGATAATGCATGTTTCTATATATGTTCATGCTAAAAAGGTTAGTCCTTTTCTTTTCTCCCCTACCTTTTGAATAAGTAGGAAGACGAAGTATGCCTTTCATTTTCATTTGGGTTCTCCAATCTTAGAAAGTTTATTATCAATAACGCTGTTTTTCATTTGTTGTTCTATGAGCTTATCTAAAAACCAGCGAGCTTTTCTTAAATCATCTATCCCATCTTTGAATTTCCAACGGCTGATATATTTTTGTACATTAGCAGTTAGGTAATCCATGTTCTGGTCTAGTATAAAATCTATAACTTCAATCTCACCCTGTTTATAATGAGTAGGGTTGATATTATCTTGGTTATAAATATTATTTAACAGTTGGTCCACTTTGTTCCTCCTTCATTTGTTATAATCTCTCCGCCATAGCCGAGGATTTTGATTGTCAAGTTTATATTTCTTTCTCATTGTCCAATACATCTTGGCAGTCCTGTCCATTTGGACAAGACCCCAAGACTTTTTAGGTGCATCAGCCACCTATCCAACCAAAGAACAGAGCCACTACGACAACCGCAAGGAATACCGTGAGTGATTTATTCTTCAATACTTTATCTATTAGTTCTTGATAATTCATTTGGATAACTCCTTACGAATATCATCATCAAGCAACCGATAAATAATTAGCGCTGCTATCAAACCAACCAGTCCGGCAGAGCCGAGCTGAGAAATGATTCCAATAATCGTTCCAATGACGTTGCCGCCTAGAAATGGCACACTGTGTCCGAACACGATTTGTAACACAATCGCGAGTGAAATCAGCTTGATGCCAACATTGATTGAGGCATCCGCCCCTTTCATTATTTTATCTAACATATTATTTTCTCCTTTGTTGTTTAAGTTTAACATGTATCTTCCCCAGTATTTTGTCCGTGCGTTTCTCTAGGACAGGTATCTGCACCTTTTCTTTCCAAAGCTTTCGCATTAAATTTACTATCATTCTTCTTCATCCTCTTTATAAGAGCCAACACTTACTCCATTTTCCATCTTCTCGAAACTAGAGCCAAGTTCTTTTTTGTATACGGATTCCATATATTTTTCAGGAACATCATCATCACCAAACAATCTTATGTATTCTGAATCCTTAGTGAAATCAATTGGTTCTAAAGTAAAATCTAAATCTTTAACTGTGTCTGTTGTTTTATTTGTCATACTTTCCACCCCGCACATAAAGTTTCATATGATGGTGAACATGTCAATTGGTTTTGGTTTTCATCCATCAAAATTTCAAATTCACTACAACCCGTTAATAAAAACAAAGCTATTACTACAACATAAACAAATAATAAATATTTTATTTTAAATGACATCCGTTTCCTCCTCCTTTTTTGGATAATAAACCTCAACATGGCAACCACAATTAGGACAAGATAGATTTGTTACCATAGAATATGCCTCACTCTTTATATCTATAATAAAATTTGTACCTTCGTTCTCTATTTCGTGGTCTCCACCCCATATTAATTCTGTATTGCAGTGCCAACACTTCATTCCATCTCTCCCTCTTCTTCAACTAAGTCTACCATTTCACATACACTTCCTGAACATGCCATGGTCTTCATACCCTTAGTAGTGTCTGTAAGCTCGTATTCTTCTATCCTAGCCCAGTTAACTAATTCCGGCATACCACCTAGTGCCTCACGATAAACTCCCTCTGTACAGTCCTCATAGGGCGCTTGTTGATAATTGTGGTCTGAGTGTGGTAGGAACGATACACCGCTCACTTCATCGAAATGTTGCCATACCCATGCCCCAACTTCCATCCATTCATGCTCTTTAACTGAAATAGTAACACTAGGTTTGTGTTCACAATAGTATTTTTGATAGGTTAACCACAACTCTAATTGTTCTATTGCTGTTCTATCATCTCTAAGTATTGCATCCTCCGGAGCTTTCATGGGGAATGTAAATACTGAAACACTATTAGGCTTGGTAACATCTGGTTCACACGGCACACCCTCATCTTTCATCAACTGAGCTATCGGGTCTTTGATGTCTGCCCTTACCCTTCTTAAATAATAATCGTTGTGTCTAGGGTGAATACCGGACGCTGAGTCCACCAATTGTGACACAGTACCACTAGGTTTGATTGCTGTAATGGATGTGGATGGATTTATTCCTAACAGTCCTGCCCATTCCTTATTAACTTTAATTGATTCTTTCTTTAGTTTAACAAGGTAGTCGGGTAAACTTATACCGCCAAACCACTCAGACAAACCTCGTTCTGTGGTGCTACCATTCATAAATGGATTATCCATGATACCCGTGAGCGAAACTCCTAAGAGTGCTTCTTCTTCTGTATTGATAGTCCACTTCTTTCTTAATCTTCTAAGGTCTGTCAAAGATGCTTGGAATGTACCAAGTATAGTAGCTAACCTGACCTTTCTAAGTATGTCCTTGTGTGTATCCTCTGCTCTGACTACTACCTCTGTCAGATTACAGAACTGTCCGTCTCTTAATATAATTTCTGAACAAGGATTACAACCAAACTCATGTTCGGTATCCCGTCTTTCTGTTTTAGCAACCTGCTTGATAGCCGCTTGTCTGTTAAATATTCCACGCTCACCTGACTTGGACTCATACAATGACAACCATTCTTTCATGAAGATACCCATATCAGGTTTCTCTGTATAGCATACACTGTTGTTAGCTAGTGCCATCTCTGGTGTATCTATCCACCACTGTCCTGTCTTTGCACTACGCATGCGCTCATCTGTCAGGTTGCTTAGGCTAATCAGCGCCGAGCGTCTGACTCCACCAACTACTACAATCTCTGCAACCTTTGCCATGATGCGGTGACATTCATATGATGTTAGTCTACGACCAACTGCATCTTTGAATAGCTGAGTAACAAACATAAACAAATCAATCAAAGGCTCAGGTCCACTTGCTCTGCCACCGAATGTACTAAGGCGCTCACCCTTGGCTCTGACCTTGGATGTATCCCATAGCGGTGACTCACCATTATATAAATAACTAACTAATTTTCTAAAGGCTGATTGCCAACCCTCTTTGGAATCTGTTACCACTATCACATCTTCAACATCAAATATTTCTTCTGGTATTTCTGGAAGTTTCTGTATGTGCTGTCTCTCAACACTAAAACCTACCCCTGTGCCATGCATAAGAATGTATAGACATTCATCAAATGCTTTGGGATGGTCTACGCTTAGGTAGGCACAGTTATAACCGGCTATATGATTCTTTTCAAGAGCCTCGCCTGCGGTCATGAGTGCTCTCATGCTTGGCATAACTTCTAAATTAAGAACTGCCTTTTCTAAAATCTTCCTAGTCTTGGGAACTAATTCTTGATTAGTGTTTTCTTTTAGATGTTTTTCCATGAAGTCAAAATAACGAGCCACGGTTTCTTCCCATGTCTCTCGTCTTTTCTTTTCAGGTAGCCACCTAGCATACCTACTCAAAGCTATAAAGTTTTGATAATCATTAGGTAATGTCTTCACTTTTCTTTTCCTCCCAGTCATTTATATTTCCA